TATCGGCGAGGCCGGTTTCTTCGCGGCCGTGAAGGATCAGGTCCGGGATCTTAACCGGGCACTGTCCGGCGACACGTTCAAATCCATGTCCCAGGTCGTCGGTCAGACGCTGGCGACCGTCGTGAATTCGCTCGGCAGCGGCATCAAGTGGGTGATCGAGTTCCGCAATGAGATCGCCGCGGCCGGCACGATGCTGGCGACCATGTTCGGCGCCAAGATCCTCGCACAGCTGACGCTGGGCCTGGTCGGCATGTTCCAGACCTGGCGCGCGGAGATGTCGCTGACGATGGTGCAGCTGACGATGGTGCGCAACGGGTTTATGGGGCTCGGCAGCGTCATTGCCGGCGTGCGCTCGATGTCTGACGCGATGACTGCAGCGACGCTCACCGCGGGCGCTCTGTCGCGCGTGCTGCCCCTGATCGGTTCGGGGCTCGTGTTCCTGGGCGGCTGGGTGCCGCTGATCGTCAGCGCGGTGTCTATGCTGGCGCTCGCATTCGGCAAATCGTCGGACGCATCGAAGGACGCCTACGAAAATCTGGCCAAATACGGCGCCGAGAGCAAGAAGCAGGCCAACGAGGCCGCTGCCTTCCTGCCGCGCCTGGCCAAGGAAATCGAGACGATGAAGGCGCTGAAGGAAGCGCAGGATAACGACCCGGCAAATTCGCTGGGCGGCGTCTGGATCTCTGACGAGGATATCAAGAAGCTCGAAGATCAGTATGAGAAGGCCAAAGAGGTCGTCGGCAAGGGCTCCAAGGTCGGCGCCGCGAAGGATGCCGACAAGTTCATCGAGAGCCAGAACGAGATCCTGGACGCGCGCCTGGCCGGCATCCGCAAGGGTATCGACGCCGAGCGCACGCTCGCCAGCAAGCAGTATGAGGAACAGCTCAAGTTCCTCAACGAGAACAAGAAGGACACGACCAAGCTTCAGGAAGATTACGCCTCCGAGAAGCGCCGCAAGGATCTCGAGGTCTACAAGAACGAGCAGAACGCCTATTCGGAGCAGCTGATCCAGCTGCAGATGATGGCGAACAACGGCAATGCCGAGGCTTTGGCCGCGCAGGATCGCTATCAGGCGGAGCTGCAGGCCAAGATCGCGGACAGCCAGGCAAAGATCGAGACCCTCACGGTCATGTCGCTGAAGCCGGTGTCGGTCGACAAGGGCGCCAACGTCGAGAAGGTGCTCGAACAGGCCCGCGGCAAGCTCGACAACCTGAATGCCACCTTGGCGAGCCAGCGCGCCGAGCTCAATGGCGTGTCCGGTGAATACGCCAAAATGGCCTATCTGATCGAGGACGCCGTTTCGAAGTCCAACGGTATGTGGACCTTGAACAACGAAAAGATCATGGCCATCGTCGCGGCGCTGAAGGAAGCGCAGAAGCAGTCCGACGAGCTCACAGAGAAGATCACCGGTCAGAAGCAATTCGACAGCGATCTCCAGGCGGCCGAAGCCAAGGCGCGCCAGGACTACAATGCTGCCGTTGCCAACGGCAAAACCGGTCTCGATGCGATCGCCGCGAAGATGCAGGCTGGCCTCTACAGTGGCCAGACCGCTATCGCGCGCATGAACGGCGGGGTTGCGGGACTGGTCGACGTTGCGACCAATGCCGGCAAGGCCATGGACGGCGCCTTTGGCGACCAGATCCAGAACAAGGGTATCGGTCTGCTCGGCATCGTCGAGCGGCTTGGCGCGGCCTGGGGCAAGCTGCGCACCGCTGCGACCGGCATCAATGAGGGCGACTACAAGTCGATGTCGCTGGAGAGCGGCACCTACAAGCCGGGCTCGACCTATACTGCGAACGTGATCCGCCAGGAGAGCGGCGGGCGCGCCGATGCTGCAGCCAGCACCTCGAGTGCGGTCGGTCTTGGGCAGTTCATCGAGGAGACCTGGCTCAAGTTCCTCAAGGATATGCACCCGGACATGCTCAATGCCGGGAAGCAGGCCGCGCTCGATCTGCGCAAGAACCCGATCTTGTCGGAAGAAGCCATCAACTGGCTGGCGTCCAAGAATATGGGTCAGCTGGATAAGGCCGGCGTGCCCACGACCGACGCGAACGTCTATCTGGCGCACCTGCTCGGCGCCGACGGCGCAATCTCGGCGCTGACCAAGAGCTCGGACACGATGCTCTCGACCATCAAGACGCTGGAGCCGGCGCTGAAGTCGAACCCGACCCTGCGCGGCATGAGCGTCGGGGATCTGCAGGCCTGGGCCAAGGGCTTCATGGGTCCGTTGTCGACGGCGTCGCCCTCGGGCGCAAACACGAATTCGCTGGGCACTGTGCTCGGCGGCGTGAAGAACGAGGGTCAGGCCCGCAGCGCGCTCACGATCCAGCAGCTCGAGGAGGAGACCAAGCGTCTGACCGGCGACAATAAGCTCGCCGACAAGATGCGCGACGTGGCGCTGTCGATCGCCGCTGCCGACGATAATCAGGACGGCCTCAACAAGCGCCTGGCGACCATGCGCAAGCTGATTTCGGACGGTGAATTCGGCACCGACCGTGATCCGGATTCGCAGCGCTACAAGAACCTGATCAAGCTCGCCAACGACTGGGATGCCGCGGACGCCAAGGCTGCCAAGGCCAAGAAGGACCGCGCCCAGATCACGGCGATCACGGAGCGGTTGCCGCGCGACCAGGAGGCGCTCGACCAGAAGAACGACGAGAACCTGCGCCGCCTCACGGATGAGCAGAAGTTCAAGTTCTCCGACAGCTATTATGCCGAGCTGAAGAAGACCCTGAAGGAAATCAACATCCTGAAGGCCGATGCTGACCGCACGCCGGCGAATGCCGATCGCAACAACGGCTTTATCGACACGCTGAACAATCAGCTCAACCAGCGCCGCGACGCCGAGATCGCCAACCAGGTCGTGATCGAGCAGCAGAAGACGCTTGTGATCGAACAGAGCCTGATGACGGCTGACCAGGCGCGCGAAAGCCAGCATCAGCGCGACATCGCGCGCCTTCAGGAATACCTGAAGCTGCTCGGTGACAGCGACAGCAAGTTGCGCGGTATCATCGAGGGCACGATTGCACGCTCGCAGGCGGCTTATTCCCGCGCGACGGTCGCGGCGAGCCCGATCGCCAAGTCGATGAAGGAATGGAGCGACGTCTCCAACAACCTGCAGAAGTCGGCTGTGTCCTGGATGGACAGCGCGACCGACAAGATGGCTGAATTCGCAGTCACCGGTAAGGCTGCCTGGGCGGATCTCGCCACCTCGGTCTCCAAGGATCTCGCGCGTATGGCGATCCGGGGCGGTCTCGGCAGTCTCTTTGGCTCGCTGGGTGGTGGGTTGTTCGGCGGCGGCACCGCGGGCGGCGGCTCGGGCAAGATGGTCGCGCAGCATCACTCGGGCGGCATGGCTGGCTCGGTCGGTGCGTCGCGCATGATCGACCCTTCGGTATTTCAGGACGCCCGGCGCTGGCACACCGGCACCGGCGGCATGACGCTGGGCGGCGACGAGATCCCGATCATCGCCAAGCGCGGCGAGCAGGTCGACTGGCCCGAAAACCTCGCCAAGCAATATGGCGGGGCAGGCGGCGGTGTTCAGATGACCGTGGGCGATATCAACGTCAACGGCGGCGCCGGCACGCCGGCACAGAACGACGATCTCGTGGCGAAGATGAGCCAGATGTTCAAGGACTCCGCGCAGGAGCTCGTGGCCGCGCAGATCCGCAAGCAGATGAAGCCCAACGGGCTGTTGAAAGGATAATCGATGGCTCTCGAGACATTCGTTCCCCCGGTGCGCCAGTCGCCGGGGACCAAGATCAAGCCGACGGTCAAGATCAAGAAGGCCGAATTCGGCGACGGCTATACGCAGGAGATGCCGGATGGCCTGAACCATATTCGGGACGGCGTCACGCTGTCCTGGGACACGCTGCTGCCGGAACAGGCCAAGGAGATGGAGCTTTTTATGAAGCAGAAGCTCGGCACGATCCCGTTCCTCTACGATGTGGATGAGGACGAATTCGTGCGCTGGACCTGCAAGGTCTGGGAGCGCGGCCGCGGCGATCAACACACCTTCACGGCGACCTTCGAGCAATACTTTGGCCCTTTAGTTTAAGTCAGTGTTGACTTATACTAAGGCTCCAATAAATAGGTGGTCATGTCACTTTCCGCGGTTTCACAGTCGCTTACGCCTGGTGCCGAGATCTTTCTCTATCGGCTCGACGCTACAGCTGCGAATGCGGGGATCCACTATTTCGTCCAAGCCAAGCAGGTCAACGGGCAGCCGCTGACCTTCGGCGGGCAGGCCTATACGCCGATCGATATCTCCGTCGAAGACTTCGAGAGCAACGCGGGCGGCGTGCTGCCGACCCCGAAGATGCAGATCGGTAATTCCGATTCGTTCATCCAGGACATGGTCAACCTCTACGGTGACCTTGCCGGCTGCGAGATCCGCCGCGTGCGCACTTTCGCGCGCTTTCTCGACGGCTTCCCTGAAGCAGACCCGAATTCCTTCGTCGGCCCCGATGTGTTCCGCATCGAGCGCAAGTCCAACGAAAGCCCCGTATTCATCGAGTGGGAACTGTCGGCTGCGATCGACCAGGAGGGCAAGATGCTGCCCGGTCGCCAGTATCTGCGCGACGTTTGCACGCGCCGCTATCGCCGGTTCGATCCAACCAACCCTGCAGCCCATCCGGATGGCTACGTCTATCCGACGGTGCATCCATGCCCTTACAGCGGCGCGGCCGCTTTCACGCCTGCCGGCGCCCCGACGACGGCGGCAAATGATCGATGCGGTCGCAAGGATAGCGACTGTCGTCTGCGCTTCGGTGAAGACGGCGTGCTGCCGACCGGTGCGTTTCCTGGCATTGCGCGGGTGCAGTAATGATCCACGAATACGAAGCGCTGGTCGCGGGCAAGCTCGGCGTTAAGGCGCTCGAGGCTGCAAAGCTGCACGCTATCCAGGAATTCCCGAACGAGAGCTGCGGCTTCATCGCGCGCGGGCGCTATATCGCCTGCGAGAACAAGCACGCCACCCCAGCGACGCATTTCAAGATCGACGACGAGCGTTATGACCGCGCCGTCGCCAATGGCACCCTGAAGGCCGTCGTTCATTCGCACCCGAATGGCCCGATCTTCCCGTCGCACGCTGACATGATGGGGCAGCTGACCGCGGATAAGCCGTGGGTCATCATCTCGCTGAACGAGACCGGCATTCACAAGATCGTCGCCTGGGGCGGTGAGCTCCCGATTGCGCCGGTGATCGCGCGCCCGTTTCTGCATGGGGTGTTCGACTGCATGTCGCTCATTCGCGACGTGTATCGCACCGGGCGCACCGAACTGCTGAAGCAGGGCGTGCATTGGCCGTTCGAGCCGATCCCCTTTGCCGACGTCGCCCGCGAAGACAACTGGTGGCAGGGCGAAGCTGATCTCTACACCGCGAATTTCGCCAAGTGGGGCTTCAAGAAGATCACGATGTCCGAGGCGCAGGCCGGCGACGTGTTCCTGATTGCCGTCGGCGATCGCCGCGCCAATCCCCAGCAGAAGCTCAATCACGGCGGCGTGCTCCTCGAGCATGACCAGATCCTGCATCACCTGCCGACGCGCCCCTCCGCTCGCACCCCAGCCGGCGTCTGGGCGCGCGCCGCTGATATGTGGGTTCGCTACGAGGGTCTGCCGGCATGATGCGCACCATTCACCTGCACGGCCGGCTCAAGAAGCAGTTCGGCCCCAAGCATCGTTTTGACGTGGGAACAGCTGCAGAAGCGCTGCGCGCGCTCAACTGCGCGTTCCCCGGTGACTTCGTCACTGCACTGCAGACGGGCAGCTACAAGCTCGTGCGCGGGGATAAGCGCTCTGGCATGCCCCTCGATATCGATCTGGCCTGTCGCTTCCAGCTCGGCGGCGCGGATCTGCACATCATGCCGGCCCCGGAA